CGGGAGACTCGGAGGTTTCTTATTCGGTTGCGGACAAGATTGCGGAGCGTTTTAACCAAAAAAACAGCACGATACAACGCTGTCAGGAAAGACTAAACGCCGCCGCAGAACATATGGGACACCAATTTATAACTGACCTAGTTGAGGAGGGTTACTGAAATGGTTGCACAAGAATACCGAAACATAAAACCACACTTCGTACACGCGGATCATATGCCAATGGTTTGCCGGTGGTCTTGCATCCTGTTGGATCAGGATACAGAGAACCCACCATTTGAACCGGCGCGATACTTTGTGGTCAATGTGTTTGCTGAAACAAAAGACGCAGTGTTGGATTGTTTAGGTGAGGAGTATCCGTGGTGCGATATTATGTATGTTGATAAGGCACTCGGTGGACATAGTGACGATGATTTCCTAGAATCATGGTTGCATTATTTTGATGCAAACAATGCACAACCAGTAAGGGAGGCACCACATGGCAACGCTAGTAATTAAGGAAGGGGAGAAACCCTACATTGAGGACACTTGGAACCTTGACGATTTCCGGAATGTCGCTGACGGATACGATACCGAGACTTTTACTGATGAGGAACTGATTCAGGCAATGGAGAGAGTAGCGGATAACTTTGACGCAAACGAGGGGATAACGTGGGAGACCCTTGAAGCCGGTCTTGATTTCATAGTATGGGAAAGGAGGAGAAAGAATGATCACAACAAGTAGAAACGAGAACAAAACCCGTGTGGATTACCTTGTTTACAAACAAGTAAGCGAAGCACTCGACGACCTAAAGAAGGCCGCGACATTGATACACGATACCGGAGAGACCGAATCCGACCGGTTGGACAAGGCCGTTTGTTTTACGCAAGATGCGATTGACCAACTGGATTATTTCCTGAAGGAGAATGCATGAAAACTGAAACAATTATTCCCGACGATGTTTTGGAATCAAACGAACTGGACGTGGTGTCTGATGCGATTGTCGAATACATCACGAACAAGACCGGCTTTTGCGTAAACACTTTGTCTTATAATATTGAGGTTACCTATGAACTCGACGAGACCTAACACAATTTGCCATCCTGAAGCACTCGCAGACTGGAGAGCAAACGATGAAGACGCGCATAGTTACTTAACTACAGTACAAGAACAAATCAATATCGGGAGAACACAAGATGCAAGTACACGTGAACATAGTACGTACGACAACAAAGTACAAAAAGAGCAAGAGAAGTTTGAAGGATTACTCGCACGACGTCTTGAAGACGCCATCGAGCAAGAAACTCGGAAGCGCGGGACGATACGTAAAGAAGGGGAAGCTTAAAGGTGCTGAAGTCTACACCCTGACACTGACCGAGCGCGAAACCTGCCCGACATCGTGTGGACACTGGGACGATTGTTACGGGAACAATATGCCGTTTGCCCATCGGCTTGAGCATGGCAGGGAGCTTGAAGATCGATTGATTGAGGAGGTGGGGGAGAAATGCCGGCTTGCCGCTAGTAAAGACCGTAAGGTACTGGTTCGATTGCATGTACTCGGGGACTTTTACAGTGTGGAATATGTGCAGTTATGGCGTAAGCTTTTGGTCTTGCACAAGAACCTCTATGTGTGGGGTTATACCCACGTCACACCATCGGATAACCTGCAAATCTACCACGAACTCACACTAGCGCGGGACGGGTTTCCAGAGAGGTGGGCTGTACGATGGAGCGACACTTGCGGAAAGTTTAGTGCGAACAGTGAGGAGTTGACCGACGAGGGTATCGTGTGTCCGGAACAGACGGGACAAACGCAAGCCTGTACCACGTGTTCTTTGTGTTGGGATGCTCCCGATAAAAACATCATTTTCAAAACGCATTGAATGAACTCGATAAACTCGACATCCACAACCAAAAGGAAAGGAAGGTGCGACAAGATAGGAAAGTTAAATCGACTCTAGGGTTTTGGCATCCCCAACTTAAAAAGCGCGTACAATGTTACGGCGCGATACAAGCTGATTACTGGGGAGGGCGCGCGCGAGGCCGATACACCCCAGCCGCGCTCATCGCCTTGACCTACTTACTTTTTTGCTTAAATTAATTGTTGATGTATGTCTTTTTTTAACGTACAAAATACCTACCGGATCGGACTGGCCGACCGGAACAAAGAGGACTTTTAGTCATGAACGCAATAGTAAACAACCCAGAGCGCACCGCTCAGCGTATCCAAGATGGTTTGGAATTCACGCACAGCAATCCGCTTAATGTTGACTTCTTCCGTGAACTCGGAAGTGTCCAAAAAGAAGCGATGTATGACCGCGACCGGAATTTGATCGAGGGATACTACGCACTCAAAAACAGCGCGACTCAGGAGCTTATCGGATCGCCACCAGTAGCTAAAACTTACAAACTGGTTGATCACGCACTAGCTTTCCAAGAACAGGCGCGGAGCATTCTCGAGAATCCATCGTTGCCGCATGACAACCTGACAGTCGTCGACCGTATTTTCGACAATGGCCGCCGCGCAACTCGCGCTGTTTACTTTAACGACCTCACTTTCGACATCGACGGGAAGGGACAAGGGATCACAGCACGAGCGGACATTATCAACAGCGTCGATATGTCTTGGGCTTTCCAAGTCTTCTCAGGAGCTTATCGGGATTACTGCCGTAATACCTGCGTTTTTGGCGGACAAAAAGCCTACCACCAGAAACGGAAGCACACCGCCAACCTGTCGGTATCCGCAATGATCGCGAAGTCTACTCTCGGTCTCGGTATGTTCAACTCGCATCGCGACCAGATGAACGCATGGAAAACTATCGACCTGCACCCGTCCCAGTGGGTTGAGATTCTCGAGAATACGATCTGCAAGAAGGGAGGGGAGGCCGCCGCGCTTAGCGTCGACAAATCAACCCGCGTCAATGGCCGTTTGCTCGACTACATGAACCACCGTTTCAAGGAGGAACAGCGCGAATTGGGTTCTAGCATGTGGGCGGGATACAACGCGCTGACACACTGGGCAACTCACGTCGATGAAACATGGGAGCGGGAGAACGAAGACGGCACACTGTCTGAACTCTCGACCTCTCGCGGTAACAGCAACCCGCACCGCGTCCGACTACAAAGGGAAGCCAAGGTGCGGAATGTACTCGAGTCGCCCTACTGGCTCGCACTGGAACAGGCCGCATGATTGAGTTGCTCGGACTCATCACACGGCTCGCGGGGATAGCACTTGCTATCCTCATCGTGACAACAATATTGGCCTCTATGGCCTAAGGATTTGAAACCATGAAAACTTTAGAAACATTCAAGACTGACCTCGGCACACTACGCACCGACCTAAACGCAACGACCTACAAAGTCGAAAAGGTGCAGGAACTCTTGAGCGACCTAGTTGAAAAACTCGACGGGATCTACGACCAGTCAGTATCCAACAAGGATCAGGCCGTCGACCTAGTACGCGCCGCCGACGATCTGAAACCCGCAAAGGATAATCGCGCTTTGTGTTCTTCTCATTACCGAATGCTCGCTATCCTGAACGAGTATGGCGTAATGCACCGCGAACACATCGCGAGAATCTTAGGAGTGAAACCCGAAACGATTGGACAGTATGCCCACATCGTGAAACACCATGGACTCGCACACTTGAAAACGCGGCGGGGTGTTGTTAGTCTTCAATCACTGGCCGATGGGGTCAGCGATAATACAAACTTTAAGATCTAAGGGGATCAAAGATGAAAACTGAAACAACCTTGAACTTCACAGCCGAGCAACTCAACGAACTGAAGCGCATTGTCGATACCGTTGGTTGGGCGACACGCAACGACGAGACAGGGCATATTGATGCTTACGTCTCAGAAACCCGCATGAAGTTTGCGAAGGATCTGGCCGGTGTTCTTGGCCGCATGGATACCGCCGCGATTGTCGGTACATCCGAAGGGATCTAAGACTACCATTCCCTCATTTGCCCCGCTTCATGCGGGGTTTTTTTTGCCCGTCTTATAGTCACTTCCCGCCTTACCGCCGGTATGCCCAGAAAATACCGTAAGGTCTTACCGCCACTGGGGATTGTGTTTTTCGGGTGTGTCCATAGTTGCTATATATCACGCCCCAGACATTCGGGTTTTTCCAAAGGGACAGGGGAGGATGACCCAGTTGATTCAACTCTACGGGGTTGGCATCACAAGAAAACACAGACAGGGGGGCGCGTATGTGTGCGCGCGGAGTGAATCCCTACCGGTTTGGCCTATGGTGTGGCGCGTGGTGTGAATCTGTTGGGTTCACTGAGGGTGGTAGCAGGAGCCCCCAAAGAAAAGATAAATAAATCAATGGGTTGGGGGTGGCAAGGGACACGGGGGGGTGCCCCTGCTAGTGCTAGCAATCCCCCCATATTTTTTTGGGTTTTGGAAATGGTGTTTCACGCAATGTTTCACATGCCGGCTTACCATTGGTACCACCGTTGGGAAGCCAGCCGGCTTACCGTCGGGGGTTACGGGGCAAAAAAAAGCCCCGACAGCAGGGGATACTGTCAGGGCGCGGGGAGGGTGGTAAGCGTGGAGTTAACCAGTCGGTAATCTATGGGTTTACCCCGGCGGGCTTACAATCCCATTGTACAGTCCAGATTTCCATCCGTCAATAGCTACGGGAAATATATTTTTTTTCTCTTATTTTCTAGTACTCTGAGTACGTCTATTGACAAAATTCTAAACCGACCCCCATAATGAATCTGTACCGGGGCCGAAATGGCAGGGGAAATCAACTTTTATAGTCCATGTGAACCAAAGTTCCGAGACCACGGGCCCCACGTACACTTTTTATTACATATATATGGTAAAACCATGAACCTCCTCCCCCAGCAACGGAAGAAACGTGACCTCTCCGACCAACAACAAGCTTTCCTTACCGCACTCTTCGAGAACGGAGGTAACTTCTCGAGGGCTTGCGAGGTGTCAGGTTACTCGCAAGGTTCCATCGGGCACCTTAAAGAGTCTCTTGCCGACGAAATTATCGAAGGAGCACGGAATATTCTTGCAGGTGGTGCTCTTAAGGCCGCGAATAAGCTCGTCTCAACCATTGACGCGCCGGAAATCGAGCGTGGAGATAACGTACGGCTCCAAGCCGCTGAATCTCTCCTCAACCGAGTGGGTCTCGGGAAACAGGAGACTCACAATGTCAATGTCCAAGCTGTACATGGGGTGGTACTACTCCCCCCGAAGAAAGAGATGGTTATAGAACATGGCGAAGGATAAACCTTACACAAATCCCCCTCGCGATCCGAATTGGACAGGGGCTCCTCCACTGGGTAAACAACGTGATTACAACAAAGATGCTCGCACTCAGTACCAAGAAAACAGAGACAATGAAGATTCCGCTGTCAAAAAGACGCGGGGATCGAGTATGCCAACTTCTTCACGTATCAAAGAGTCTAAAGACAACATAGTCAGGACTCCTAGACGTATTATAACGTAGTATGAGCGAAGAAACGGTTGAAGAACAGCCAAAACGAAAGCCGGGACGCCCAAAAAAGGACCCGAATGCACCCAAAAGCCGCTACCATCTCTCTACTGCGGAAAAAGCGCGTCGAGCGACTCAAACCTCGATAAGACGCTCTAAGAAAGAGGCGGAAAAGAAACGAGCCGCCGCTACAAAACAAGCATATCGTGCATCAGTACGAGAAAAAGCCGCCTCCAAGGTCGAAACAGCCCTAAAGGGCGAAAAGTCACGGGTAATCGACCAAGGAGACCTGAATGAATTACCGAAAGCTGTTTCAGACCTCGTTGGTGAGTCTGAGATCGTATTCCAGCCTAATGGAGGACCTCAAGAAGAGTTTCTCAGTGCTCCAGAGCAGGATGTGTTATATGGCGGGGCGGCCGGCGGCGGAAAAAGCTTCGCTCTTCTTGCTGACCCTCTCCGCTATTGTCACAACCCTAACCATCGGGGGCTTCTTCTCCGCCGTACTCTCGATGAATTGACTGAACTCATATCAAAGTCGAAACAACTGTATCCCAAAGCGTTTCCCGGTGCCACATTCCGTGAAAGTAAGTCGACGTGGGTCTTCCCCTCTGGAGCGACCATATGGTTCTCGTACCTCGACAAAGATAAAGATGTCACTCGATACCAAGGACAGGCATTTAATTGGATAGCCATTGATGAAGTCACTCAGTATCCCACACCCTATGTATGGGAATACCTTCGGTCCCGTCTACGGAGTACCGACGAGGAGTTGTCCCAAAACTTATCAATGCGATGTACAGCTAACCCCGGCGGCGTTGGCGGCTGGTGGGTCAAAAAAATGTACATTGACCAAGGAGAACCCGGTAAGCCCTTCGTTCCATCCGATTTGGAATCGGGAAAGCCATACGTATACCCGGATGGACATGAAAAGGCAGGCAAGCCGCTCTACTGGCGAAAATTCATCCCGGCCAGACTTACTGACAACCCGTACCTTATGCGGGACGGCCAGTACGAAGCCATGCTCCTCTCTCTCCCAGAAGTGGAGCGAAAGCGTTTACTTGATGGCGACTGGGACGTTGCAGAAGGTTGTGCATTCCCAGAGTTTAACAAGCTCAAGCATTGCGTCGATCCTTACGACCTGCCAACCAACTGGCCCCGAATCAGAGCGGCCGACTACGGCTACGCAAGCCCTTCGTGCGTACTCTGGGGTGCAATCGATTGGGACAACAACATATGGGTCTATCGAGAACTTTACGTAAAACACTTTACAGCAGAGCAACTTGCCGCTAAAATATTAGAAATGGAGGAGTACGATCCTACTCCTCACTATGCTGTATTAGATAAATCGTGCTGGAACCGTACAGGATACGGGCCTTCCATCGCAGAAACGATGATACGGTCAGGCTGTCGTTGGACACCATCAGACAGTAATCGTATAGCGGGTAAGATGGAAATCCACAGCCGCCTCGGGGATAACCAGTTTACTGGCAAACCCACTGTCAAGTTTTTTAACACGTGTACAAACATAATAAAACAACTCGCTGGAATACCGCTATCTAAAACAAATTCAGAAGACGTCGACACAAAAGCTGAAGATCACGCCTATGACGCATTGCGTTATATGTTGATGACTCGCACATCTGGTTACGTCTCTATCCACAAAACTCTTAACGATATTAAGAATAGCACGTTCCAGCCACAGGATGCAACCTTCGGATACTAAATGGCAGAATCAAAAGTCAAAATGAATGCTCCGCTACCGGATGCCGAAGTTCGTGCGAAACTAGCGGATAAGACCCTCACTTTCCGCGAAGCCCTAGAGTATTCTCACGCAAATGCGACAACACAAAACGCGAAGGACTTAATCAAAAACATCTACAATACAGGTCTCGGTCAAATGGGTATTGACCCAGATCAACCGTGGTCTGATTTTCAAAAGCGTTCTGTCTTCGAGAAGATGCATCAAAGTGACGCACACCCCGAAGTCAAAGCAGATCGCTACACTCATTTCCAAGCAGTCGAAAAAGTTTTAACTGTCTCGCCTTACGCAGAAGTTGAAGATCAGATGTACCCGCTCAAAGTCATGACGAGTGGTGAGTCTAAGAAAGTTACAGGCAAAGGTCAAGCACGTTATAAGTCGCAGATGCGCGGCGTGGTATCCAACAAAGAGTGGAATAAGATTTACGAGGATGCGTTCCGTGACAAAGACGGGAAGCTCCTCATCACAAATGCAGAGCACCGTAATGCACTTATGTTCCATAAGATTACGGGTGGTCGTCCAGAGAACTTGTTTAGTAAGGGCGGAAACTTTCCTTTAACTGCCGACGATTTTATCTACGAGCTTGACGTTGATACTGGCGAAGAAGTTATTGTGATGACTGCAAACCGTAACGTCAATAAAGGACGTGCGGCGATTCAGTTTTCCGGAGAAGACAAGGCTTGGGTTGAGAGCTTAATCAAAGAAGCAGAGACTCGTCCAAACCGTAATATCTTCCAGATCACTAATACCGAATACTCAAAAGTTTTTAAAGAGCACATCACCCCACAGATCGAAAAACGTCCTAAGGTGATGGCTAAAGTACCAATCTTGCAAGGGAAGCCAATGGTTACCCCTGCTGTTGTGCGGCACGTAACTAACAAGATCATGACAGATGAGTTGCGTGTTCCTTTGGATTACACCAACGGCTTTATGGGACATGCCCCGCAGGATATCGGCCGTGGTTCGTATCTCGGTGAAGTGCCACCAAATATCTTGGGTGAAGTCAAGGACGCTTTTATCGAAGACTCTGCCTACCAAGGCGGACACGCGACTACCCGTAGTTTCTGGTCAAAGTTTGGTATTGAAATCCCTGCGACTCTTGTCGATGACGAAGGTGCTGAGTACGAAGTTAAGACAACTCCGGTACAAGGACGCTATCGCTGGGGTGAGACTGCGCGGGGCGACCAAAAGCCACGGGCAGAATTAACTGCCGCACAACGCAAAGCGATTGATGATCAGGCAAAAGCTGATAGTGCGATTGCAGAAGCGAGTGTTGAGAGTGCAAAGAATACTGGTGCTCAAGCTCGTCTTGAACGTCTCAATGCTGAAATTAAAGAAATGGAGACGGTCAACGATCCTGCGTATCTTGAGACGTATAAGAAGTACCAAGAAACTCTCCAGAAAAAAGCTGAGATTGAGAAGCAGGTAGCTGATGAAATCGCCGCTGAAAAGAAAGCCGCGAAGGCTCTGACTCCGGAAAGAGAGAAAGACATCGCAAAAAGCTTCTTTGATATGTTCACCTCACCAACGGGCAAAAAGATTATTGGGGGTGCAGTAACTGTAGGCGGCACAACCCTACTCGGTGCTTCTCTCGTTCCCCGTATCGCAGAAGCGCAAGCAAAGATTGAAGCGGGCGAACCTGTAATCCCTTCTGTTACAGAGGAAGCAGGACAGTTCCTTCTCGAAGAAGGCCCCGTGGGTGCCATACAAGCGGGTCTCGAAATAGGACAAGAAGCAGTAGGTGCGGCACTCGAGCCTGCTCTCGAAGAATATGAAGTACAAGCCGAAGAGGCTGGACTAGACGAAGACACTGAATCGCAGGCATTCCGCCTGTTCGGTGAACAACCATTCCAATAAGGAGAATACAATGAAGTATCAAGCATCCGACATCATGACGGCTGACAAGAAGGGCATCGACTACAACTGCGGCGAAAACAACCTCGTTCGTGAATCAATGGATTTTGACACAGTAGCAAAGACAGACTCTCTGATCGAAGCTATGCCTAAGACAAACAAAGAGTCATTGGATCAGTCGATCCTGACTTCCGACAAACAGTCTGCATTATCCTAAACTTTTAAGGTAAATATTTATGAGTGCGTCTGGAGGGTTCGTTCAAGAGCCGGATGATGGACAGGTTAGCATCCTCGGCGCGGAAACGCAAATGCCGGGGCTTGCTGGCGTAATCCAGAGCAAGTTTGAAGATGCTGAGAATGGCCGTCGCACATTTGAGCAACGGTGGCTTCAGGCGTACAAGAATTTCCGTGGGGTGTATGACACTTCCACGCAGTACCGTGAGAGTGAGCGTTCTAAGGTTTTCATCAAGATTACCAAGACAAAAGTCTTAGCGGCATACGGTCAGATCATCGACATCCTCTTCGCGAACAAAAAGTTCCCGATTGTTGTCGAATCTACCCCTGTTCCGGAAGGAATTGCCGAGTTCGCACGTATGTCTGGCCCCTTAGAACAACTAGAAGACCCGTACGGCTACGAAGGAGACGGAAAGGTACTAGAGCCCGGTGCGACCCGTTTAGGCCCGTACAGAGCAACTGAGGCGGTCGAGGGACGTTCTAAACTGGGCGAACCCCAAGTTGAACCAGCGGCAGAAGCGGCTCGTATTCTCGAAAAGCACATTCATGATCAGCTACTGGACACGAATGCTGTTAACGTAATGCGAAACGCGGTGTTTGAAGCGGCATTACTCGGCACCGGTATTGTAAAAGGGCCCTTTAACTTCTATAAGCGAGTTAGCAAGTGGGAGCGGGACGAAAACGGGGAGCGTACCTATTCTCCTTACGAGAAAATCGTACCTCGTATCGAGCACGTATCCGTGTGGGACTTCCACCCAGATCCCTCTGCGACAAGCATCGAAGATTGTGAATACGTAATCCAACGTCATCGTATGAATCGTCAACAGCTACGTGCTCTGACTAGCCTCCCTTATTTTGACGCCACGTCTATTGAAGATACAATCGTAAAAGGGCCGAATTACGAGGATAAGTACTACGAAGATACTATCCGTGAGGACGACACTGAGCCCTACTATCAAGAAAACCGTTTTGAGGTTCTCGAGTATTGGGGTGTCCTAGACGCTAAGTTTGCCCGTGAAGTTGGATTGGAAATCCCTGACACGATGAGTGCTCTTGATCAAGTGCAGATCAATGCTTGGGTATGTGGTAGTTCAGTACTCCGTTGTGTTTTAAATCCTTTTACTCCAGCTCGCATTCCGTTCCAAGCGTTCCCTTACGAAGTAAATCCCTATCAAATCTGGGGTGTAGGTGTCGCTGAGAACATGGAAGATGCTCAGATGCTAATGAATGGTCACGTTCGTATGGCTATCGACAATTTAGCACTGGCGGGCAACCTCGTGTTTGACGTGGATGAAGCGAGTCTCGTCCCCGGCCAGAACTTCGACATATTCCCCGGCAAGGTATTCCGGAGACAGTCTGGTGTTACAGGTACGGCGATTAACGGAACGAAGTTCCCCAATACTGCACCCGAAAACATCCAAATGTACCAAATCGCACGTCAGCTCGCAGATGAAGAGACCGGTATTCCTTCGATTATGCACGGACAGACAGGTGTAACAGGCACGGGCCGTACGTCTTCTGGTTTGTCGATGTTGATGAATGCGGGTGCACAGTCAGTTAAGACGGTGATCAAAAATATTGACGACCTACTACTAAAACCACTCGGAGAAGCGTACTTCCAGTGGAACATGCAGTACAACGAAGATCAACCAGACATTATCGGTGATCTCGAAATCAAGCCGCGAGGAACAGCGGCCGTGATGCAAAAAGAAGTACGGTCTCAGCGACTCACGACGTTGCTCCAAACTGTTGCAAACCCGATGCTCGCACCGTTCGTCAAACTACCAAACCTTGTGAGGGAGCTTGCGATTTCGCAAGATATCGATCCAGATCAACTCGTAAACAACGTCGACGAAGCACAACTTTACGCAAAAGTCTTACAAGGATTACAAAATGCTCAGCAAGGAACAGGCCCAGAAGGTGGGCCCATTGGTCAACCATCCCCAAGCATGGGGGGCCCTAACCAGTTATCTGGCGGACCTCCACCAGTTGACGCTTCGGGGGTTGGTAACGGCACAATCGGAACGGGAAATGTTCCAGTTGCAGGGGAAGATGGTTTTACTGGACTCCCTCCTGAACCTCAAGGATAATCATAAAAAGGTCGTAGAATCAAATGGCTAGATACGGCGGTGGGTATACTGTTTATGACGCGATTGCTCGTTCGAGAGCTCGCGCACAGTTTCGGTCTTATACTCCTCAACCTACTCCGGCAACAACACCGGGAGGTATTTTTGGAACTGACGGTACTCCAAAAACATCCACGTCTACCGTAAAAGATAGCACGAGAATCTCAGGAGGTTTACCTACGGGGGGCTTCGCCGCGAGCGCAGGGCAGTACAAGTCTCCGTTCATGGACCCTAACATGACCTTCGAGATGACACCCTCGGGTGTTGTTGGAACTCCTATCACAGAAGCTACGTCTAAGACTGGTTCTGGCTATATGACTGGTCCAGAAGCCGCTGGAAAAGCGGTGATGGGGACCTATGGTGCTTTTGATGTAACTACAAAAGCAGGAAAGGCGATGCAGTCCGTTTTGGCGGCGTCTGACCCCACTCCCTTTGGATTGACAGGACTTGTTGCAGGAGAATTACGGACTGATCCGTATGGTCGTAGCGTCGCTCGTCCCGGCGGTATGCTCGGTGCAGTTACAGACATGGTTGTCGAAAAACAGCACGAAGTTGCATCTAAGATTTTTGCGGGAGAGCCGGGGTATCACCAGTTTTACTCGGGGGGACAGCTTGTCTCTCTTGTTCCCCAGAACAATCCCTTAACAGGAAACCAGATTGGGTACGCAGTCCTCGGTGCAACAGGCATTGATGCCAAAACCGCAACTGCACAATACGCCGCGATGTTTGGTTACGACCCACGCAGTGTTGATTTATCGAAGCGTCCCGGACAGAAAGGCTTTGGTCTCGAACTCCAAGGATTTGTGCAGGGTTCTGGCGGCGTAGCGCAGGACGGGACATTCATCGGCGCGAGTGGTGGGCAGAAACAACTCGCAGGTAAAGACCTAGAGCGTCACCTCGGACTTGTTGCAGATATTTACGGTGTACAGGAAGCAGGCAAAACCCTACAGGGAATGAACGTGAGGGAGGACGTTAAGTCGACACTCATGGGAGCTCTCGAGTTGGGTGAAGTTACTGCGGAAGCGATTGTTGATAAGGATGGTAATACAGTAGGTTATACCACAGGTGTGGGCAACGTCGTGCGCTCTGGGGATGATTCTATCGTCACAACCAAAGACGGTCTCGTAACTTCAGGTCAGGGCGTCATGTCTCCGAACGTCTACAACTACCTCCGCCAAGAAGCAGAGTTTGATAGCCAAGAACGCGCAGGGGGAGCTTTAGACGCCCCAACTCCGGGAATACAACGTGTTGACACAGGCGGCGGTGACGGGGGTAGGGACCATACCACAGTTTCCGGACGTGGCACTACGAACTTTAACCAATCTGACAGAAGCGAAGCATCCTCACGAGGAGAAACATTCTTCGCAGAGGGCGGCCCTGTCGTACCTACCCCAGAAGCCGCACAAGGTGAAGCCCCTGTTGTTGCCGACGCAGGATTTGTTGGCACAGAGCCTGAGAATGTTCCCGTGGGTGAAACTGTTGCGGACGACGTCCCGATGGACGTTCCCGAAGGTACTTTCGTACTGAATGCGGCCGCTGTTGAATTCATGGGATCTGCCGACGTTAAGAAGATGATTCTCCAAGCGATGCAAGAAGCAGAGAAGCAAGGTATTGACATATCGCAGAGAAGTTCTAAAATACCTAAGGAAGAGCTTGTATCTTTAGTAGTTTCTAAAGGTGAAGTGATTATCCCTCCTGAACTCGCCCAAATCATCGGCTACGACAGACTCAATAAGATCAACAATCGCGGCAAAGCAGAAGTTGAAAAACGTCAAGCAGAGAATGGGGAACAGCCAGAAGGTGAGCGTGTTGCGGCCGCAGAGGGTGCAGATACACGTGGGATGATTGATCTCGGAGATGTCGTTGACTACCGAGACTTCAAGAACCCACAGACTAGCTGGATGAATATGCTCGAGGTTACTGGTGCAGGTGCTACAGGTAATCTTGAAGCAATGGAAAAAGCATTTTCGTATTCCCGTAAGTGGAATGCAAAAACAAAGTCTGGTGATAAGTACGAGGACAGTTTCCGTCACACCCTAGTTGGTGGATTGTACGGTGACGTCGGAGGTTTTTACGCAGACGCAAAAGAGAACTTTCACAAGTACGTAGAAGCTTATCCTAAGATTGCGTACGAAAAAGCGAAGGGCATGCTCGGTGGTGAAACGAACCAAGAGCAGATAGGTATCGCCCGCAGTATTATCGCAGAGTCAGACGTCGATCTCAACAATAATGCATTCGGCAGAGAACTCCGCAAACAAATCCCAGATGAAGAAAAATACGTTCGTACTGTAGAGCGTATGATGAATATTGCTGTAACGGAGGGAATCGATAAGGTTCCTTCGATAACAACAGAAGATGGTGAACAGATACGTCTCCAACTGAGCACCGTCCCAGCAGAATAATTTAACGGCTACCCCGCAATTCCGCGGGCCCCGTGCAACACCTACGGCTACCCTCCGCCAAGAGGCCCCGTGAGATAGGAGAATAAAATGGCAAAACCAAAAGGACATCGCGCAAACAAGGCGAATGACAACTTCGGAACGATCAACAACGATAGCCTATATCGTGGTAAATATCGAAATGAAGTGTATGAGGATGACGACGAAGTAGTTGAGCAGGAGCAAGAAGAAACCACCGAGGTGGAAGAGTCTTCTAACGAAAGCTTCGCAAAACCACAGGAGGGGTCCGACACCGACTATAAGAAACGGTACGACGATCTCAAACGTCATTATGATTCAAAACTTGAAGACTGGAAACGGGAACGCGAGGAACTCGCGGAAGCCCAGAAAGCAGGACGAGACAGCGGGTTGAATGCGGCCGATCTTCCAAAGACCCCAGAGGACTTGGAAGCATTCCGGGCAAAATACCCAGACGTGTACGCCATTGTGGAAACAGTTTCTTCGCTTCAGGCAGAGAACAGACTCAAGTCTCTTAAAGAAGAGGTGGATACTCTCAAAGGACGTGAGAAGCAATTAGAAGTTCAGAGTGCATACAAAGAGCTCTTAAACGCCCATCCGGACTTTAATGAATTCAAGACAGACGAGAAATTCTTGGCATGGCTTGATGACCAACCTTCTTCGATTGCTGATGGTATTTATAAAAACAATACCGATGCAAAATGGGCGATTCGTGTTGTGGACTTATTCAAGGCAGATACCGGAAGAAAAACCCCTGCCAAACCCAAGCGTGACTCCGACCCAGCTATTTCCGTAAAGGCCCCCAAGTCTAAAGATGTAGTTGGTGAAGCTAGCCCAGATAAAAAAGTCTGGAAAGCTTCCGAAATCGGCAAGATGAAACCGTGGCAATTTGAAAAGCTTGAAGCTGAGATTGACGCCGCGAGAGCAGAAGGCCGAATTGATTATAGAGCATAAACTTTAACAACCTAACTATCTCATAATAAGGAAGGGTAATAAAATGGCTTTTGGAGTCGCATCAGGGTATACCAACCTGCCAAGTGGTAATTTTACTCCAGAAATCTTCTCTCAGAAGGTTCTGAAGTTTTTCCGTCGTGCATCTGTTGCAGAAGATATCACCAACACTGATTACGCTGGTGAAATCGAAAACTTCGGTGACACTGTACGTATCATCAAAGAGCCAACAATCACTGTCTCTGCTTACTCTCGTGGATCAACTGTATCTCCACAAGATTTGGCGGATGATCAGATCACAATGGTTGTTGACCAAGCAAATGCTTTCGCGTTCAAGATCGACGACATCGAAGAGCGTCAGTCACACGTTAACTTTGAAGCGTTGGCTACATCTTCAGGTGCGTTCTCTCTGAAGCGTAAGTACGATGCTAACGTCCTCCAAGCAATGGCTGACGGTGCGGGCACTACAGGTGCGACGTACGGTACAGCGGCTGGCGGTATCGACATCTCAGGCGCATCTGGCGGCGACACTGCTGTCAACTTGATGCTCGCGATGGCTCGTGCGTTGGACGACAACTCAATTCCAGAAGAAAACCGTTTCTTCGTAGCACCTCCTGCATTCTATGAAATCCTCTTCAAAGCGGGTTCTAAGTTCGCAGAAGTACAGGTCACTGGTGATGGAACATCTCCACTCCGTAACGGTCTCGTTATGGCGGGTAACATCGCTGGCATGAACTGCTACAAGACAACTGCGTTGAACAACTCTGGTACAGACGTTGTAACTATCGCTTCTCAGTTAGATGACGAAAACGTCGTACTTGCTGGTCACATGTCTTCTACAGCGACTGCATCGCACATCGCTAAGACAGAAGTTGTACGTGACACTGGCACATTTGCTGACATCGTACGTGGCCTCCACGTCTTTGGACGCAAGGTACTTCGCCCAGAGGGCTTGGTACGCGGTGTCATCGACACTGACTCAGGAACAGGTTCTGCCCTTTAAGAACCAATAGTTGGGGCCTTCGGGCCCCTTCTTTACGTCAGCATCTTATGGGGTGTTGACATAAGGAATTTCATAATATAGAATCCGATTAAGCCCGCCGGGGGTATACACACTATGGCACAGAGAGGTTTGTGGGACAACATCCACGCCAAGCGTAAGAGAATCGAGCAAGGCTCAAAGGAAAAGATGCGTAAACCGGGAGATCCCGGAGCACCTACTGCAAAAGCACTACGTGAGTCTAAAGCAATGGGTGGTTATACCGAAAGATGGAGTAAAGCACGTGGCGGTTGAATATCGCGGGGAGAAGTTTTCTGGGTACAACAAACCCAAGCGTACTCCTAACGGACCGAAGAAGTTTGCGGTGCTCGCTAAAAAAGGAGACAAGGTAAAGCTTGTTCGTTTTGGCGATCCGGATATGAAAATCAAAAAAGATCAACCATCAAACAAGAAATCATATTGCGCTCGCTCCTCTGGAATTAAGGGTACTGATGATAAGTTCAGTGCAAATTACTGGTCACGGAAAAAGTGGAATTGTTAATGAAATACGACATGACAGCACTGGAAGATCAGCTCATTGATCATGAAGGTTTAGAACTCAAGCCCTACCAGTGTACAGCCGAGAAGCTGACCATAGGAGTTGGTCGCAATATCGAAGATCGTGGTATCACGGAAGACGAAGCACGTTATCTTCTCAAGAACGACATCAAGATCGTAGAAGATGAACTACTTGAGAAAAAACCCGTGGTTGCTGGACTTGATTCTGTTCGTCAGCGGGTGCTTGTGGACATGGGCTTCAATCTCGGCATCCCAACTCTTTTGAAATTTCAAAACATGTGGAACGCGATTGAGGAAGAAGACTTCGAGACTGCGGCGGAAGAGGCTATGGACTCCCGCTGGGCAAAGCAGGTAGGTCGTCGCGCAGAGAGACTCTGTCAGGCGATGTCTACAGGTGAGTGGGTTTAAATGACCGTAGGCCGGAACGTTACAACAAACAGCCGGATGAAGACCGTGAATATCACGGCAACAACGAGTGCTCAAGAAGAAACGTTGTACACTTGCCCATCGAATTGTCGTGCTCACGTATCAATGCTAATGGTCACGAATGTGACAGGAACTACAACGGTTGACGTTCAATTCCACCGTTCCGCCGATTCGTCTATCGTGCACATCCTTGGCGGTAAGAACCTAGGTGCAGGTGAGTACGTTTTATTTACAGGTGCAGAAATGGTGATGGATTCTGGGGATCACATCACAATAACACCGACAGGCAGTGGCCCGCAAGTTGACTTAATGGCAACTGTCGAAGAATTCTTTGTTATTCCCGGATAACAAGAACACCCCCAAAGGAGAAAATAATGAGTAAATCAAACTACCTTGAGAACGCTGTTCTCGACTTCTGGTTGAAGGCAAACTCGGGCACTTACAGCTCACCTTCTACCGTATACCTCGGAATCTTTAGCTCCGACCCAACAGACGCGGGCTCAGGAACAGAGATTGCATCGACTGGTTACACAGCAACTGGCGCAGGATCAAACGCTCGCCCACCAATTACATTTGGTAGCGCATCAAGCGGATCAATCGCAGGTCCAACATCTGATATTGAATATGAGAACACCAGTGGCTCTAGCTTCACTGTATCTCACTTCGGTGTCTTTGACGCGGCTACTTCAGGTAACCTCCTCTATCACGGCTCTCTATCTTCAAGTAAAACCATTGCAAACGGCGATTCAATCCGTTTTGAATCTTCTTCAGCAATCACTATTACTGAGGGCTAATCGATGGCACTTGTTGTCGCTGATCGTGTAAAGGAAACTTCCACCACGACAGGTACCGGTACCTTCTCACTTGGGGGTGCCGCTGACGGTTTCCAAACTTTTGTCGCAGGCGTAGGTAACACAAATACTACGTACTATGCTATTGTGGATAGCGCGACAGGGGATTGGGAAGTAGGTATTGGAACTGTTACGGATGGAAGTCCGGATACACTTTCACGCGACACGGTGCTTGAGTCGTCAAACTCCGATAGTAAAGTTAGCTTTGGCTCTGGAAACAAAAGTGTTTTCTGTACCCAGCCTGCTGAAAAAGCTGTTTACTTAGACGCTTCGGGTAACCTCTCTACTACAATTAACACCGGGGAGATTGCAGATAATGCGATCAACGCGGCGAAACTCAATGTATCTGGTAACGGTACAACAGCTCAGTTTCTCCGCTCCGATGGTGATGGTACGTTTAGTTGGGCAACGCCCACAGACACAAACACAACGTACTCAACAGCAACCTCTTCTACGCTCGGCCTAGTCAAGATTGGCTACACGGAGAACGGTAAGAACTACCCGGTTGAGCTGTCAAGTGGACAGATGTTTGTTAATGTGCCGTGGGTCGACACGGATACTGATACAACCTACAGTAATGCAACAACATCTACCGCCGGACTCATGTCGTCAACTGACAAGTCTAAGCTCAATGGTATTGAATCAGGAGCGACCGGGGACCAAACAGCTTCAGAGATCCTCACAGCAATTAAAACCGTCGATGGTTCTGGCTCCGGCCTCGATGCAGATACTCTTGACGGTCAACAAGCAAGTGCGTTTTTAACCTCGTACACTGAAACTGATACTCTTGCTTCAGTCACCGCTCGTGGTGCTACGACAACTAACGCCATATCGACAGGAAGTATAACAACCTCCGGACATATCAATCTACCTAACGACCACTACGTAAATCGTCAATTTCAGATGGACGCAGTGGATAATAACGGCACGGTGTATATATTACTATGTCGCAACACGGGCAATAACGATGTAAATGGTACCTTAACAATGGACCGTACATCAGGACTTCGACACGCCTGTCAAGTTGATATTATTGTATCTGCCGGATCTTCTGCCGCACCTATCGGTTCTTTACGCGCTCACGGCGTAGCTGGAAACGGAGAGCCATCATACCAGCTAGTAACAGTTACGTACTCTTCGGATTCAAACTCTTACGTAGCCTTAAAAATCGTAAACCCAGATAACTATTACGAAACGTCCGGGGCTTATTTTACAGGACGGATTGCTAACAGCGGGTCAAACACACTTACACCCGTCACTAGCTCAGATGTATCTAATGAAAGTGGCTTAACAGTATTGTCCCGCCATTCCGTAGACGGTACTTTTGAGGTTACAGGTAACATCACTGTCTCAGGGACTGTCGATGGACGAGATGTAGCGTCTGACGGTAGCAAGCTAGATGGCATCGAGTCCGGTGCGACAGCAGACCAGACTGCCGCAGAAATTCGTGCTCTTGTGGAAGCCGCTACAGATTCAAATGTGTTTACAGATGCTGACCACTCAAAACTTAATGGCATCTCCTCTGGAGCCGAAGTCAACCAAAATGCGTTTTCCAATGTTGCCGTATCTGGTCAGACCACTGTTGCCGCAGACTCCGAAACGGATACCTTAACGCTTGTTGCAGGCAGTAATGTTACCTTAACAACAAACGCTACTGGCGATTCCATAACAATTGCGTCAACCGACACTAACACAGATACAAACACCACGTACTCGATCAGTGCCGAGACAGCGACGGGAGGAGCAAACCTCCGGTTGACTGATAGCGGTGCGGGCACGGATGACGTTAAGTTTGCCGCCGGGTCTAACGTAAGCATCAGCCGTACCGACGCTAATACCATAACCATCGCCTCGAGCTACACCGATACCAACACAACCTACACAGCAGGCACTGGTCTAACACTAGACGGTACAGAGTTTGATGTTAACGTAAGTGCTACCACTCAAACAACAGCCGCGAACAGTGTTTCTTCTACCGCTTCGCGCACTTACGCTGTTCAAGTCGATGGGTCAGATAACCTCGTTGTTAACGTCCCATGGGTCGATACTGACACCAACACAACCTACACGAATCTCTCTGAGTTTACAAACAATGTTGGGTACCTAACCAGTGTTGCGTTCACAGATATCGCCGGGTCCGCAGTACAAACTTCCGGGGAATCTTTCTCTGACTCTGACACTGTCTTAATGACAGCCGCGGCAATCGAGGATAGGTACCTTAAAACAAGTTCTGTTGTCGTTCCGTTCTTTAAGAGCGACGGTAGCTCCGATACAATTTCCTTGACCGTAGACAGCGAGCTTCCTTTCTTCAAGGCGGACAGTTCTGCGTCCAACATCTCATTAACGACATAGGGTTAAGCAATGGCTAAGTTAGTCAAGTCAATATACACGGGATCAGACGTAACGTCTCTTGGTGAGATCACATCTTCGGACACCATCGAAGACGATTTGATCTTTGCTGACAACACAGCCCTAAAGTTTGGGACAAACTCTGATGCTGTAATTCAGTACGATGAGACGACAGATGACAGGCTCGAGATTACGGGAACAACTGTTTACGTCCAAAAGAATGCGGTTAGTACAGTGACCGCTGAAAACGACGGGTCATTCGATCTTGCTACAGGTAATTATTTTACGTGTACTCCGACCGGAGCAATCGATCTAACATTCACGAACGAAACCGCAGGACAGACAGGGACAATCCTCCTCGTCAATACTACTCCGCAGGTTATAACTGTAGCGGCCGACGTGTTTCTATCAGATGCAGATCTCACGACGATCAACGTAGCCGGGACTTACCTTATGTCCTACTACTGCCCTGACGGAACTAACGTATACTTATCCGCAACCCCAGCCCTCACAGAAGGTTCGTAAGGAGAGTTAAGTGGCGTTCGCAGTCTTCGCATTTGGTGAAGTACCCTATAGCGTAGGTACATCCGGACAAGCGATTGTTGCGACAGCCTCTGCGACAGGCGTAGCAACTACCTCTGGTGTTGCCGTCTCGGTTGCAGAACCAACAGGATCAGTAACAGGAACATCGGTATCTTCTACCTCTGCGGTTGGTGTTGCGAATGTCACATCCTCCGTATCTGGAACATCGACAAGTTCTTCGAGTTCCCAAGCTGTTGCCAACTCAACAACAACGGTAACAGCGAACGCAGTAACTAGCTCCTCAGCGGATGCAGTCGCCAATGTATCGGCAACCGCGACAGGAACCGCGACAGGATCATCTGGATCTGTTGCCATCGCGAATACCTTCGGTACAGCGGCAGGCACAGCGACAGTAGCGGTAGCCAACGTAACACTCGGCCCCGCAGACGTAACTATCAGCGCGGCGGCTACCACATCTGGTTCTGCCGTCGAGATTTCGGTAGGATCAGGCTCCGTATCCGGTGCGGGAACTACTACTGGGGAGGCTATAGAGTTAGCCAACTCGACCGGCACCGTAGTAGGCATTTCGAGTACCTCTGGTACAATTGTTTCGGTAGCCAATCCGACATCGACTGCTATTGGTACAGCTACGACGCAAGGAGCGGCTGTCTCTGTTGCGAATCCTACGGCGACAAGCACGGGTACTACAACAGTAACCGGAGCCGCTGTAGACGTTTCTGAGGGCATTGGTGACACTGTCGTCGGAACTTCGGTAAATACATCGACAGCAGATGCGATTGGGGTTGTAACGGGTAGCGTTACAGGTACCGCAACTTCAAGCTCGACTGCGGACGGTATTGCAAACGTAACGTCTTCTGTTACGGGCACATCGGAGAGTACCTCCGACACTATCGTCCTAGCGTTTGCAACTGCGTCAGCGGTAGGTACCGCCGAAGGATCATCTGGAGCTGTAGCGGTTGCCAACACGTTCGGAACCTCTACAGGCACAGCCACGGTATCAGGGACGATAGTCTCAGTTAAAGTACCTTCTGGATCGTCTTTAGGGGTTGCTACAACACAATCTACTGGAGTTGCCGTAAGGCTTGTCGAGTCGAGTGTTGTCGGGACATCGACGACCACAGGGTCCGGAAAAATAGCTAGCCAGATTTCCGGTACAGCGACAGGCACAGCGACTACTGTTGCATCGGGTTACGTATCCTTCTACTTTAACCCTGAGTTGTACGACCGAGACCGCACAGTATATGTACGAGCGGAAACATCGAGAACTATCAAGGTTACGAGCGCAGAATCCCGCATAGTTTATGTTACGCAAGAAGTTTCACGAGAATTAAAGGTGGCCGCATAAAATGGCATTGAAGTTTCCCGACAAAGACCCCGATGAGATCTTGGACTACACAGTCGATTGGTCTCGTTATTTAGGCGACCTCACGATTGACACAGGCGGTGATGCTGTTGTGTGGAAGATCAAGGATGCGGATGGTGTGTACCAGACAATATCAGGTAGTGACACCGTCAACGGCCTCACAGTCAACAGTACCAATAATACAACGACAACTGCGACGATTGTTTTGGATGCAGGGACAGCGAATACGACGTACACACTTCAGTGCCAAGTCCGCACGAGTATCTCGGATAAAACCAACGCAAAGATCACGACAGCCCGTGAAGTCAACCTACGTGTACGGGAGCGTTCATAATGGCCTATAACTTTCTAGGACTCGTAAATGATGGTGCGTTACGCCTCAACGAGACACAGTTAACATCGAGCAACTTCGATACAGCGAAGGGATTCTACGCAACATTAAAAGAAGCAGTAAACTCTTCTATACGCCACATTAACCAAGCGCACTTCTTTTGGCCGTACAACCACAACAAGGAAGAACTAACCCTAACTCCGGGAGTCTCTCGATACGCTGTTCCGGATAACACTAAGTATGTTGATTTTAGCTCATTCCGTGTGAAGCGGGACACAGATCTCAATGTAGGCGAGGGTCGTCGTCTTGTGCAAATGACTTACATCGAGTATCTAGATAAGTACATCGATCAGGAGTACGAGACAAATACAGCCGTAGGGGGCGTACCCCGAAATGTAGCGAGGACGCCGGACGAGAACTTTGCGATTGTTCCGATGCCAGATAAAGCGTACGAGATTGAGTACGAGTTTTACATGGAGCCGGTGGATCTTGAGTCGTACGATGATGTGCCGACAGTACCCGAAAGATTCCGGCATGTTGTTGTCGACGGCATGATGTACTACGCATACATGTTCCGCGATAATATTGAACTCGCGGGCATGGCTCAGAATAAATTCGAGAATGGTATCAAGAATATGCGTACCCTTCTCATCAATGAGAACGCCTACTTTAGGTCTTTCTAAATGGATAGATGGCAAACATTCCCGCTCGAGTTTAAAGGTGGCCTAATTACAAATATGGCACCTGTACAACAAGGGCTCCAGTTTCCGGGATCTGCGGTAACTCTCCGTAATTTCGAGCCATCGGTTGAGGGTGGTTATCGTCGTATCGAGGGCTATTCCAAATGGGATGACGCTCAGTTAGCCGGTAGCGGTGCAGTTCGTGGGGTTGTCGAGTTTGAGCAATCAGCTATTGCTACTCGTGGAACTCACGTCTATCAATCGGGTGGAGCGGGTTGGACGCAACTTACAGACAACGCAACTTACAGTTCATCCGGTATAAATATTAGTGGATCAGCCCGTACTCGTTTCGCAAAACATCACTTCGGTTCTAATGACGTACTGATTATTACGGATGGCAATGACCTTCCGTATAAGTTTGATGGTACAACCTTTGCACAGATCACAACAGGAACCGGAGACATTGATGGTGCGACAGATGTTATTGAGCACAAGAACCATTTGTTCTTTGCAAAAGCCACAACCCTAACATTTTCAGCACCTTTTAGCGACACAGACTTTACACCCGCCTCTGGTGCCGGTACAATAGAGTTTGATAGAGCGATCACAGACATGATCTCCTTCCGCGAAAACCTCTTTATTTTTACGGAAGGTTCTATCCACCAAATATCCGGGTCAACGATTGCAGATTTTAACGTCGTACCTGTCACCCGTGATATTGGCGCAGTACGTCCTGACACTGCCCAAGAAGTTGGTGGTGATATTATGTTCTTGGGCCCTGATGGTTTACGTCTCCTCAGTGCAACAGACAGGAACAATGACTTTGGACTCGCGGTTGTATCGAAGCTAATACAGCCAACAATGTCTGCGTTTGTCCGGGCGTCTAGCACGTTCTCAAGTGTTGTTATCCGGGGTAAGTCCCAATATCGATTGCTCGGCTACAACGAAAGTTATACGGATCGAGCGGCTCGAGGAATTCTCGGCACTCAGTTTGCGGAACAAGGCGGGGAAGGCATGGCGTGGGCGGAACTCCGCGGTATCAACGCCTACGTTGCCTCGAGTAGCTTGAACGATAACACCGAGTACGTTTTGTTCGCAAATGACGACGGCTACGTCTACCAAATGGAGTCGGGCAATAGTTTTGACGGTGCTGAAATACCTGCGAGTTTTAAGACCCCAGCTCTTTCTATCACTGACCCGACAACACGAAAGAGTCTTTACAAAGCAAAACTATTTCTCGATCCGCAAGGTGGTTTTACTGCGGAGATGTCTACGGAGTTTGATTTTGGTGAGACAGATGTCGTACAACCTGACGAGGTCGAGTTCTCAAACGTAGCGGCGCAGGTTGCTTTCTACGGTCAGGCTGAGTACGGTGGCGGCTCTTTTGGCGGCAGACTTCAGTACATATTTGACACCCAACTGACAGGGTCGGGCAACGTGGTTGCTTTTAACTTCACAAGTGTTTCGGATGATCCCCCGTATTCACTTGACTCAATGCTCTTACAATACGGCCAGTACGGTCGGAGGTAATAATGGGAACTGGATACGTTCGTAACGATACTTCTAATAATATTGCGGATGGTAACGTCATCAATGCGTCGGACCTCGATGGAGAGTTTGATGCGGTTCAGGCGGCCTTTAATGCATCGACGGGCCACTCCCACGACGGAACTACTGGGGAAGGTCCACAGATTCAAACGGCCGGTATCGCTGATGATGCTGTCACCGGAGCTAAGATCGACTCAACGACAACGGTTACGGCCGCGAGTTTTGTAGGTCCTTTGACGGGTAATGTTGCCGGGGATGTAACGGGAGACGTTACAGGCAACGCCGATACAGCAACTGCCCTAGCCACAGCCCGCGACATTGCGGGTAACTCATTTGATGGTACAGGCGACATTTCTATCGCGACAACAGACCTCACGGATGTTACCGCAACAGCTACTGAAGTTAACGTTATCGATGGTGATACAACGGCTACTGCAACGACTCTCGTGGGTACTGACCGGGTAGTTGTCAATGATGCGGGTACGATGAAACAGGTTGCGATGACTGATGTGCAAACCTACGTCGATGCCAACGCAACAATCACCGAATCTCAAATCAGTGATCTCCAGAGTTACCTCACGAGTTTTACGGAAACAAACGACCTCACATCGGCGGTAACATGGGCAGACGTACCGGACGAAAATATCACGGCGTCTTCTGTAACCCAGCACCAAGCTTCGCTATCTATTACGGAATCCCAGATTAGCGATTTCGGTACCTACGAGACTGCGGATGCAACAATCCTGAAAGATGCGGATATTGG